ACAAGACCTCACTGGCCGGAACGCGGACGATCTCACCTTGGTTTTGAACGATGGTCGTATCGCCCGGATGGTTGCGATAAAAGTGGTAGGTCACGCGCCGCCCAATGGCATCAAACTCAATGCCGCACCGGATCTGATTGCCGGAGGCGCCTATTTCCGTTTTGTTGAGAGGCAGCATTTCCGCTTCAAGAAGCTGCAACTGAAGCGGAACCGTCAGCCCATCTTCCGGTCGGCGCGGACGGAACCGGATGAAACATTCTCCGGCTTCAAACATGGCACGGACGGCCAAAGCTTGAAGGCCGTAAAAGTCCGTTAACCCATCTGCATCGGCTTCATCCGTCCAAGCCAACCATGTCTTTTGGATGTCGTCCTTAAGCTTTTGATCCTCAACAAGGCTGGACGGCTTAACCCCAGCGCCCACCGCATTGGCGACAAAACTCTCGCAGGCATTTGAGGCATAAGGATTGGCGCGAACGATCTGGCGTGCGCGGGCGCGGAGGAGATCGCCACCGGAAGACAGAAGCCCATTGATGTTTTCCTGCGTCGCTTTCCAAGCGATCAAGCGACGGTGCATCATGGCCCCTTCGAAGCCGCCCGCCAGCGTCGACATGGACAAGTGTCCCGTCGCCGCGTATTTAACCGCAGCGCCGATCCGAGAAAACAGCTTCATTTACAGATCCTTATCAGCGTAAATCTTGATGCGGCGGTTCTGGGCTTGCCCGTTTTCGCGCGCCAATGATTGTTCGACTTCATTCAACGCGGCCCGCAGATCGCTCATCGAACGGTATTCGACCGTTTTACCCTCGTAAGACAGGCGCAAAACGCCACTCGCAATCGCTTGTCGAAGCGCATCGCGTTGAGCTACTGTATAGGGCATGTTTCTCCGCCAAGTGGAATAGCTATGAGAAGTGGGTTCGATACTGTTGTTCAGGAATATATCGACTTTGTGAACCAGCAAGTCGGTGTGTATATGGATGCCCTAGCGGGATTCGAAGGGCATAGAGTTCGGATTGAAAGACAGGTTCACAGGGTGAACCGCCCAACGCATATTCGGAAAGGATCGCAGGGGGAACCTATTGTTGTGTCAACGAGCTATGAAGATCCTAGTAAACCAGACATAATTCTAAATCGGATTATCAGAGCGGATGATTACATAGCAGCCAACTCCAAGGGCGGATTGAATGAACAGCAGCAAGCGCGCGCCTTTCTTATTTTTCTTTTTACATACTGGGAGGATGAAGTTAGGCCAAAACTTGCAGAAGCCAAAGGAGTTGGAGTTAATGACATCTCCTTGGACATAATGGGGGACTTGCGAATAATTAGATCTGCAATCCTTCATGCTAAAGCTGTCATTTGCCAGAAAGAACATAAAAGACTTAAGAAACTTCAGGCTATGTTTCCTTCGGAAAAAACAATACAAATCTCCTACGAGGACATGCACCAGATAGCAATTCTTATCAAACAAGGCTTGGCCTCACTGCTGTTTGATTGGCTTGGCATAAAAGATGCGCCCATCAATCCGAATGAGATTGTTGGTCTTGCTATTCAGAAAACTCGATAGTCTGCCTAAAGATAGCTGCTCCTAATCACACGACGACCGATTGGTGGTCGTGCTTTCTCTTTGATTTCCTGTGTCGGCTCTTGCGGCTCGGAAACTTGCCCCAATGCCGTCTCTAACTTCTTCCAAACAGCGTCGGTAAATCGGTCGATGCCATAAGCAGATGCAGCAGCACGCGCATAAACGCGGCAGTCTAGGGCCTCGTTACGTTCCCGCATTTTGTGCCATTCGCGCCGTGGGAAGCCGTAGGAGTCTTTTGTCGTGACCAGACGTTCGGCGGTCAGCTGCTTGAAATACTCCTCGTCGTATTTCGGGAAGTGGCAGAACCCAACCGGATGCGGCTCACCAGCCGCTAGCCGTTCGTCGGTTGGTTTGTCCTTGCGAAGCCAACCGTAAAGTTCTGATTTGCAGAAGGCAGACCCGACAGGCCAAATCAAAAGCCCGCGCCGTTTGCGTTTTCCCTGTGCTGTAACATCCGCGTGGCTCGGCAGTCCAATCGGCGCACCGAGACTGCGTACGCCCTTGATGGCCAGCACACGGTCGCCATGCTTAGTTCGAACCCAGTCATAGACTTGCGATGTGTAGTGACCGCCTGTGTCGATGGCGGCTTTGACAATCGAAAGCCGCACGCCGCTTGCGTGTGTAAAACCTTCGTTCAAAAGGCTGTCGAGCGCGTCCCAAACCTCGCGGTCGCTGGGGCGGCCTTGCAGGACGCGGTAATCAACCGACCAACTTTCTCTCTCGCGGCCCCATGCCACGATCTCGGCTTCTAAACGGTCATCCTGAACGTCAATGCCTGCCGTCAGGAAAAGGCCACCAGCCGGAACCGTACCTAAACGATGGCTCTCACGCCGATCATAGAGCCGTTGCCACTCCGGCGCTTCGCCGGATTCCGTCCAAGTGCGGGCCTCAATGGTGTTGACGTAGACCTTCATTGAGGCATCGTCTTTGGCCGCGATCTTGCGCTCGGCAATCTGCTGCCATGAGAGCCAAGGGCTATAAAGGCCGGAGAGATGAAACCCCGCCGCTTTGCCTTCGCCCGGTTCCTCTGCGCGCCATTCGCCGCGCGCGTTCATCCAGAACTTGTTGTGGCTAGGAATAGCACAGCCGCAATGGGCGCAATAATAAGCAGCCGTTTCAGGCCGATCCTTTTCCCATTGAACCCGCTTTTCTTCCAACACCTGATACTCACCGCAGGATGGGCAAGGTATCCAATAGTGGCGCTTGTCAGATTGTTCGTATTCTAGTTCGATCCGGCTGAAGCCTTGGATGGTCGGCGTTGAGACCAGAAAGATTTTCCTGTTTGCAAAGGTGATGGTGCGCTGGGTCGCCAAGCCCACCGGATCGCCTTCGCCGTCGACATCGAACTCATAGGCATCGACTTCATCCAGAAACAAATACCGCACAGGCATAGAGCGAAGCCCCACCGCGCTGTTGGCTCCGGTCATGACGAGGATCCCGCCCGGAAATTCTTTGCTCTGAATCGTGTTGCCGCTGTCTTTTGAACGCGCCTCCTTAACGCGCTCCCTTAGAACTGGCGTGCTGTCGATGAGCGCCGAGATGCGCTGCTTTGACCACCGCTTGGCCATTTCGACTGTTGGCTGCACGGCCAGCATTGGTCCCGGCGCATGATGGATAACATAACCGATCCAGTTGTTTCCGGCCTCGGTCCCACCGATCTGCGCGCCTTTCATAAACACGACTTTCTCGACAGGACTGCTGGGGGAAAGGCAGTCCATGATCTCGCGCAGATATGGCGTGCGCTCCGTGCGCCACGGTCCCGGTTCGCCCGAAGCCGTTTGCGACAGAAATCTGTTCGCGTCGGCCCATTCCGAGACCTTGAGACGCGGGTCCGGTCGCAGCGCCAAGGCGGCGTGCGTTAGGCATTCTTGAAGAGAGTCCATTATTCAGTCGACTTGTTCAGGGCTTGAACGTCATTGGCGGCATCGGTCAGGATCTGACGGACTTCGGTATCCAAAAGTTCGGCAACCTTACGCGGATCGGTCTCTGCGGCCAGAAGTGGCGCAAGGCGGTCGGCAAGGTTCAGAGAGCGATCTCGCAAGACGCGCAGGATGCTGAACCAGCTTATCTTGACGGAGTCGATGGAAACGAGCTGGCCCGATTTCTCTTCATAGGCCAGCTTGGCAAGGCGTGCATTGTAGGCTTCCTTGATCGCGCGGCTTTGCGCAAAATTTGGGCCTGCCGACCCCATGCTTGGGCCAGACGCAGGCGCTTCTGTATTTGCAGTCCTTTTCCGGCCATGCGCTTGATTGGTGTTGCGGCTCCACGCTTCGTCCGCCTTGACCGGATCGATAGACCCGTCCGCTTCGCGTTCAATGCGGCCATCATTAAGCGCCTTGATGACAGCCACATGGGAGACGCCACGATGACGTGCATACTCGCTGATCTTCATCGTCATCGTTGATCACGGTCAGTCCTTGCTGGAAGGATCATTGGCGCGTTGGATGAGTTTGGCGCGCCCAGCCATCATCTTGAGCAGGCGGTCGACCACGTCTGCGCTGTGGCCGCCGACATGCCATTCGCGCACCGCCGTGATTTCTGGATACTTGTAATCGTAGGCGCGGCTGTTTTTGTAATTGTAAATCGTAATGACCGAGTTGCGTGTCGGGCGGATGACCCATTCGGCTTCGACTTTGTATTCGTCGCCCTTGGATGGTTCGCCCCAGATCTCGACAAGGTCCTGATAGCTGGCTTCGATGGTCGCGCGATAGCTGGTTCTTTCTTTGCTGCTCTTGTCTTTTTTCGGTTTGGGGTGTGATGCTTGACGTCCAGCTTCAAAAGCGCAGAGCAATGCGTTCCGCAGTTGCCATACACTGACATCGTGAAAATCAAGGCTATCCGAATTTCTCATCTCAAGCGTTTCGATGCTGAGGCATTTCTGCACGATGCTTTCGATTGTTTTTTCGACGTCGATCATGGCAGCCTCCCTTAAACCGTGCCGCGATGCATAATCATCGCGGTTTTGAACAAGGCCTCGACTTCGGGGATTTGGTTTTCAAAGGAGAGGACCGTTCCGATAGCGAGGTTCTGTTCTCCCTCGCTCATGGCCTCGGTGGCTTCCTTGGCAAGCGCGGCCATCTCGGCCAACCGCTGGGCCAAGCCTTCAAGGTTCGCTGCAATAACTGTCTTGGTGACGTTTGTTTTTGTGTCCGTGTTCATGGCTGCCTCCCTTGTTTTTACAACACCATGAACGCTCTTTCCGCGTTGATTATCAACTAGATAAGCGAACATTAGATTGCGAAGAGCAAGCGAAGATGATCATCTAATGATCATCTTTTTCGGCCCTCGCGATCTTGTAAATCCGCTGCCCGTCTTGCGGCTTATCGGAAACGATTTGGTAACCAAGTTTCTTGCGCAAAGCGCCGGATAGTTGGCCGCGCACCGTGTGTGTAAGCCAGCCCGTGGCGGCGGTCATGTCGGCCAAAGTTGCGCCTTCAGGCCGCATCAACAGGTCAATGATGATGGCCTTCTTGGTTTTGCGCGGCATGGCTTCTACCGCCGCAAGGCCAGCTTGCATGGGCGCGCTTTTGGAAAGCGGAGCCTTTGTTTTCTTAGGGACGATTTTTGGCTTCGCCGCTGGCGTGGATTTCTTTGCTTTGTTTGATTTGCTCATGGCGATCTCCTTTCACAAGAGCATGAACGCTCTTCTTCCAAAAACTATCCAGTCAATTAGTCGATAATCTTATGGCTTTTTTCGCTAACGCATTCGGCCTTCTTGCCCGTGAACGCCTCCCACCGGGCGACAATCACGTCGCAGTATTTGGGATCAAGCTCGATCAATCGCGCTTGCCGTCCGGTTTTCTCAGCCGCGATAAGTGTTGTTCCTGAACCACCGAAGCAATCCAGAATGATGTCGCGGCTCTTGCTGCTGTTTTGGATGGCGCGCTCGACTAGCTCGACGGGCTTCATCGTTGGATGCAGGTCGTTTTTGACGGGCTTGTTGACGAACCACACATCGCCTTGATCGCGCGCGCCGCACCA